CCGAAAGGAGGTGTAAAATGCAATACATAATAATGCTCGCAATTGTCCTCGGGCTCGCGCTCGTAGACTTCATATTCGGATTTCTCAAGGGTTACGTCAAGCACAATATCAACTCACAGAAAATGCGACAGGGCGGGGTAAACAAGCTCTGCGAAGTGATTATCATGCTGACCGCCTGCGGGCTCGAGATAGCGATTCGTCAGCTCGGACGCTACTACGCGAGCGGCTCGCTCGAGACTTTCACCAGGATCATGGGAGTATTAGCGGCTCTCGCGGTCTGCGGATACATCACGGTTATGGAAATTGTCTCGATACTCGAAAACTACGCCGAGATAAACAAAAATGCAAAATGGGTAAAACGAGTATTGAGATTTTTAAAAGTCGTTGAAAACGAAAAGGAGGAAAAGAAATGAAAAAAGGAATAGACGTCTCCCGCTACCAGGGAGTCATTGATTGGAAAAAGGTACAGGAGGACGGTATCGAGTTCGCTATCATCAAGGCAGGCGGTTCAGACGACGGCTTCTACACTGACTCCAAGTATGAGCTCAACTACAAGAACGCGAAGGCGGTCGGTATGCCTATCGGAGCGTACTATATCGTCGGACCGCTCTGCATTTCCCGCGAGGACGGTATCGCTGACGCTAAGCGCTTCCTTGCTATGCTCGAGGGTAAGACCTTCGAGTATCCCGTATACATCGACCTCGAAACTACAAGTCCCGCGACCAAGACAGGTACGACCGATGCAGTTATCGGATTCTGTCAGACAATGGAAGAGGCAGGCTACTACTGCGGCATATATGCATCGGATATCTCGGGCTTTGCGGACAGGCTTGATATATCCCGCCTCACAGCCTACGACAAGTGGGTCGCAAACTATATCAGTAAGCCGACTTACGTGAAGAACTACGGTATATGGCAGAAGTCCGACAAGGGCAGAGTCGCAGGGATAACCGAGAAAGTCGACCTTGACGAGTGCTATATGGATTATCCTTCGATAATCAAAGGCAAGGGACTCAACGGCTTTCCTAAGCCTGCCACCGAGCCTGAGCCCGCGAAGCCGTCGGAACCTGCGGTTCCTACGAAGCAGACAAAGCAGGTTTCGCTCACTATCGACGATCATACCTACAGCGGATTGCTTACGGAGGAGTAAAAAAATAACTGAGCAAACTTGACATTTTGGGTGACGGCGTTTATAATGATGAAGGAAAAAGCTGCCCCGCAACTTAGTGGTGCGGGACAGCTTTTATCATTTGCAATGGTTATAGTCGAGGACGTATGAAAGCATAGTTCCAATAAGGAGTGCTATGTATACATCATCGTCGTTGTAAAATGTCGCATAGTAGTCTACCATGTGATCCGTTGCTTCAGACATACCTAAAGCAGATACAACGAAAACAGTTATGAGAATAGTATTCTTCATTTTTATTTCTCCTTTCGAGTATTAAGAAGTAAATTGCTTTTGGCATTTACTTCTTTCTATCACATAAAGTGATAATGATATGTAAGGGCAAAATGAAAAAGTGAATATAATCTTTAACTTAAGAAGAAAGGTGAACCTCGACTTTTACTTCTGTCTTTTGGAAACTGTGTTATTATATAAGGGCATTCCAATAGAAAAAACTCCCCCGCAGATTCATTCTGCGGGGGAGTTTTTTCTCTCTATTTATTTGCTATATCATTAATGCGCGTATTCCTCAGCGCATCACTGATATATATGAGAGACAAAAATAATCAAATCAGCGAAATATCGAGGGAGAACGGCACTTGATGCCATTTGTCGCGGATGTCTGTTTCGCGATAGTAGATGATATCCTTGATGACTGTTCGGAGCAGACGATTCTTTTCCTCTGCGGTTGCTGCCTCGTTTTCAAGTATTGCGACCGCCTCGCGGAGAGCAATGAGCCGCTGTTTATAGTCGATTTCCGATACTTCGGTTGACTTTGCTTCTGTGATTGCCTCCTGTAGTTCCTGTCGTCTCTGAGCGATTACGGCGTTGCGCTTGACGAATACCTCGCTGTTATATACGCCCTGCTCGAGGAATTCGTACAGTCGCTCTTGCTGAGTTTCGAGTGAGTTGAGCTCTTTCTGCAAAGCTGCGGTAACGGCTTTCTGAGCGTTCGTTGAAGTGTCGGACTTGCCCTTGAGCTCGTCCTGCAAGTCAACGATATAGCTTTTCAGCGCCCTGACGACCTCCTCCTCGACCTCCGCATACGTCGCCGAGCGATTCCCGCAGCGCATCTGATAAGCACAGTGCAGGCGCGGAGCACTTCTTCTCTGCGGCTGATATATCATAGGTCGGCCGCAGGAGCAGTGCATAATTCCCGCGAATGGGTTGCACAGCCCGGAAGCAGCTTTTACCTTCGGCAGACTGCCGAAGCGGGCGAGTGAGGCGTTGTATACTTCCTCAGAGATGATGCCCTCATGTTTTCCGTCTACGAGAATCCAGTCCTCTTTCTTGGATTTCGGGCGCGAGGAAACGAGCTCGCCGTCTTCGTATTTCTTGATTGTCTTGCGCCAGTTCCAGCGTATTTTTCCGATGTATACAGGATTTCGGAGCATATCTCTGATGCTTGCACTGCTCCATAGCTCCGACTTTCTCGGTTTGATGTGCAGGGCGTTCAGACGGTTCGCGATAGTTGTTGTGCCGAGTCCGTTCACGGTCCAGAGCTCGTATATCAGCCGCACGGTGTCGGCTTCATCATTAGGGATGAGAGTATACGACTTTCCGTCCTTGACCTTATCGTAGCCGTAGGGCGAGACTGAGCCGATAAAATTGCCCTCGTTCACGGAGGCGATACGCCCTCGGAGCATTATCTCCTTGACGTACTCGAGGTAGTCATTTCCGCGCATGAGTTCCATTTCAAAGAACTTGCGGTCGAATTTATCTGCAAGGTCGTAGGTTTTCTGCGGAGTAATAACAATGGTCTCGGTGTATCGGAACGCGCGGATAATGGTGCCACAGTCGGAGAGATCACCGCGGCTGAGACGCTGCGGATCAACAACAAGAACCCCCGTTATCTCATCGGACTGTATCCGTTCGAGGAGCTTTTTCATCTCGGGGCGGTCTTGGATAGTCTCGCCCGAGACTACCTCGCGGTATATCAGTTCCTCGGGGATGGCTCCGCTGAGCTTGGCAGCGGCGTAGTCTTGGAGAATGCGGTAGTGTCTGCCGAGAACTTCCTCGACGGTCTCATGCTCGCCGTCTGCCCTCGATTTTCGCAGATACATCAAATATTTCTCAGACATAGCTTCACCTTCCTATAAGTATCCCCTGCATGGAGCAGGGGATATTTTATTCATTGACAAACAAATCATCAATATCAATTTCTTTGATATCAGCCACAATGCACTTGAATAGCTCACCAGCCGCAAAGCTATCATACAGTGCGTCGTGAGCATTGCACATATAAATGTTGTTGATTTCGCAGATGTCCGCGAGCTTGTAGCTGTATTCATCCTTGTATGTCTTACGGCTGAGTTCCAAGGTATCGTATACGGTTTTATCCTGTACTGAGTCCAAACCATTGACATATAAGTGCTTAATATCAAAAGGAGCATTGTGAGTAACGAGCGGAAGCTCCTCGATAAAGGTATTGAAGCAATTGATAATTTGATAAAATCTTGGTGCATCTGCTACCATCTCATCTGTGATACCGTTGATATCGGTAGCTTCCTGCGGAATGGATTTCCTCGGCTTCAGGTATGCATCAAACGCTTCAACAGCTTGGAAGTTCTTATACTTGATAGCGGAGAGCTGAATGATGTCATTTCCTCCCGTTTTCAATCCAGTAGTTTCAACATCGACCGCAACAAAGTCTTTGACTTTCTTTACCGGAGTAGTCTTAGTTATATTCTTGTACTCTTTATCAACAATGTCAATTTCCTGATTCCTGGTATGCTTTTCATCTGACAGAGTGATTTCAAACAGCGGGATAGAATCAACAGTTGCCTTAAATTCAGCTTGTTTATTTGCAAGAAATTCTTTGTATCGTTTCCGACGTTCTTCTTCTTGTTGTGCTTTTTCTTCAGCAATCTGTTTCTGTCTTTCTGCTTTTTTCCGCTTCTTCGCTCTTTCGAGGTAGCAGTACAAAATGTAGATTATCGTAAACGCAATAAGGATAATTACCGTTAGTACAGCAACAATCAGTATAAAAGGATCCATATATAAACCACCTCACTTTATGGCTTGAATGTACGTTTAACTTCAAGAACTGGACCAACAATAGCTATTTCATTCATTCGCTCGCGCTCAAATACACGGGGCGGATAGTACGGATTGACCGAGGTCAGCGTAATTCTATCGCTGTCGATACGGACACGCTTGACTACTCCGTCCTCGCCGTCGATACGGACAACGGCAAAGCACTCACGGTCAAGAGTTTCCTGCTCGCGGACGAGCACACGGTCACCGTCGTGAAGCTCTGGCTCCATAGAATCACCCTTTACGGTAAGCCAAAAATACTCGTAGCCCTCCGTCAGTATATCGCAGTCGGTCAGGATGTATCCCTCAATATTATCCTCAGCGTGGCAGTTCAGCCCCGCTGCACATCTGCCGATAAGCGGCACAGGTTTGGTGTTGGCGGTAATGTCGGCTGGTGTGGAGGAAGTGCGAGTTTCGGATTTATCCTCCAATTCAAGGAAAACCGCAGGCGCAACTTTGAGAGCACTTGCATACTTTGCGATACGGTCTTTGCGCATATTCTTTATATTTCCACTTTCGTATCGGCTTATAGTCGCTTCTGACACACCAACCATTTTTGCCACTTCGAGCATAGTCAATCCTAATTCAATTCGACGTTTTTTTAAGTCAAACATTTCAACACCTCCTTCTGTAGTGTACATTTATTATAGCACTCGATTTGCAAAAATGCAAGTATAATTTGTGAATTTTCAAAAAAACTTGCAAAAACGTATTGACAAACAGAAAAATATGTGATATAGTAGACTTACGGAAACGCAAGGAGGTGGGATAGTGAATCAAACGGAATTCAAAATAGCTCAGATAAGGAAAGGCGTATCTAAAGAAGAAATGGCAAAAGCACTTGGCATAAATATCGCCACCCTTTACCGAAAAATCAATGGCGAAACGGATTTTACCTTGTCTGAGCTAAAGAAGCTAAAAGCAGTGCTTGAGCTTTCTAACGATGATGTTGACCGTATTTTTTTTAGCTGTGAACTTACGGAAACGCAAGAAGCCAAAACCCCGAATAAGAAAGGAGCATGAACACAATGGAGAAAGAGCAAATACTGACCGTCAAGATAGGCTGTGATAATTCCGAGCTTATGGCGGCACTTGAAGAAGTCGAGAAAAAAGTTGACCTGATAACAGCCAAGTTTGAGAAGCTCGGGCAGTTAACAGGTCGGATAGAAATCGACAGAGCTGTCGGCACAAACAGCTCTGTGCTCTGAAATCAGTTATCGCCAGTTGCGGTGGCGACAACTAATTCCTTTATCTCAGCACGAGTTGGAATTCGGCTGGACACCTCATCCAACTCTGCTTCGAGCTCCCACAAAGGAGAGTCAAAAAAGAAAAAGAAGAAAATAATCACCCCCTCTCTGAGCGGGGTAGGAAACAAACGGCAATGTGCCTTACCGAAAGCTCCACCTACATTATATCACATAGCGGAGCAACTGTACAACCCATAAGAACATACACATAGAAAGAGGTGATAGTATGAAAGACGAGCAGATCAGAGATTTAGTCGAGACCGAGACCGAGACCGAGCGCACGGTGTCGTACAGGACAGACAAAGCGTTCGTGACGGTACATATCCCGAAGCATACTCCCGAACAGCAGGCTGAATACGAAAAAAACGTCAAGGCAGCACTGCGCCGTTTCTATCATCATATCACTTCGCGCGGCTATGACTGGGACAAACTCGTCTCAGAGGCAATGGAGGGAACACAATGAAACTATTCTGCCTCACGCTACGCTCCAAGTGGGGCGAGCCGTTTAACGTCACGCTCCCCGGGAACAGCATCGAGGAGGTGCTGCTGCACATCGTGCTCGACACCGAATGGCAGCTCGGGAACTACTCGGTATTGGAGGTGTCAGCATGACCGATGTACAGAAAAAGAAGGACAGCTTCGTTCGTCACGAGCTTCTCAGTCTTCTGCAAGCTATCGACCGCGATATTCTCCGGACTGAGTATCAGGTCATTGAAGGTGATGAATACGTTGAGGTCTGCTGGCTTTATCAGGAGTCGGAACAAGTCCGTACTATCAAAGTTGATGTCACCGCCGACAGCCTCAGAGCGCTCGCGTCTGATGTCCTGCGGTGCATAGGATAAGGGGAAGATAAAATGCTGACAAAAAGATTACCAGACGGCACTTGGACCTGCGAGGGCGTGGACTTGCGAGAAGTAGAGCCTGCCGTATACGGAGCGCTCTGCAAGCTCCGCGACTATGAGCGGACAGGCTTGAATCCGAGTGATTTCAGGTCGAGTTCGTACAATAACAAGTATATGTACAAGGTCATGTATGAGAACAGTCATGGGAAACAGCTGTATATACTCTGCGAGACAGATGAAGAAGCTAAAGAAATGGAGCAGAACCTCGAAGCACTCGGATATAAGGAAATTGTTCGGAGCCGCTTCAGTTGGCAGGTAATAATCGAGGCAAGAGAGTAGAAATGGTACGGCTGAGGATAAGAGACGTTGCGTTTGAGTGCGACGAGACCAAAGGCGTTGCGAGGGTGACTACTCCTACGGAGCGGGTAGACTTCCCGAACGCTATTGAGGCGTGGAACGCATTCAAGGCGCGGGCGTTCGGACCGTTGGAGCAGGAGCTCCGCGACGCCCTTGAGCGCTACGGCTTCAACAGGTGGACAGGAGAGAAAGAGGAAGGAAAAAATGGGAAAGAAACTATCGTGGGAGGATGCTGAAAAGCTCGGCAAGCTCAACAACAACAGCGACGAAATAATTATGGAACAGCCTAACAAATACGGCTACCGAGTGAATATAAATCATCCTTTAGTGCGCCCGCATTTCGAGCGATACAAGCAAAAGATCGGTGCAATTGTTTTATCAGACAAAGAGAGACTTGTCTTCGAGATGTATATCATAAACGCTCTTAAAAGAAAGGGTGTGCAGTTATGATGACCGTGCTGATAATTCTCTCGATACCTTTCTTGATGGTGGCAATGGCGACGGTTATTTCGATACCGCTGACACTCATCGACTACATCGCCGACCTGATTCAAAAAGTCGCCGAGTGCATTCGACTGCACAAATCTCTCAAAGCAGAGCGCGAGCACATCGTCTCTGACATAGAGGTATGGACTATTATTGCAAAGGACTACGACAGCAACACACAAGCAGAGGACAAGGGCTACGCGATAGCCCGCCTCGTGAATCTGCATCATCAGCTCGAGGAGCTGGATAAAAGGAGGAACATTCCGTGGATAAGAAAACTTACTTTGACACAAGCAAAATCAAGGGCAAAGCGCAGTCAGTGATTGCGGGTGAGACCGCAAAGGCGCTTATGCACTTTTGCGAGCAGGAGCCTGAGTTCGAGCAGGCTATCGAGCAGAGCGGCAAGAGCTTCAGCGACTGCCTCAACAGCATAACCAAGGACGTATCGGCGAGCAAGCCGGGTATTTCCGACTTCGAGATGTACAGCCGCGCCGTGAAGTTCTACTTCTCGATAGCGACTATCGAGTTCATCATGAATATCAACCTCAGTGGCAATAACGGCGCTGCGTCCGTCGCGTCTGCCGAGCACAAGAGCGACGTTCTGAGCGTATCTCTGGACGAGCTCCTCGACTTCTGAGGTGGCGGCTATGATAAAAGACAAGAAAACACGCGACAAGCTCCTGAAGAGCTTCCCGAAGGTCTCTGACAAGGAGCTCACGGAGCTCTCGAAGAAGTATATGCCGCAGTATGTGGTGTACAAGCAGATCAAGCACGGAATATACGAATGCTATTGTACGCGCTGCGGAAAGCACTATATCAATGATACTGTATCCGGCAGGGAATATGTACCGCTCATACGTCACGGGGAAATGGGAAACTGCCTCGCCTGCGGCGGCGTTGCTACATTCCTTGCACGCGGTAAGGGCAGGCGGCGGATATGGGACAGTCAAAACTTCGCTGTCTTCAAGTCAAAGGGCGGAAAGGTATACATACAGACATATCAGATATGTGCAGGCTTCACGGAGCACGGCAAAACAGATTTCGGCTTCAACACCGGAGATATTTACGGACGTGATATATATCCTCGTCACAGGTATGTTTTAACGCCTGATGGGGCTCAGAAATGGGCTCACTGGTGGCATTACAACTATAAAGCAAATAATTATACGGAAGCCTGGGAAGAAACGACCTCTGAGAGCGGACCTGATTTTTCGTTCGGCTTCGAGCACGACAGCAGCTATGTCGGTATCGGTACAGACTGTATATCCGAGACCTTTCTGCGCTATGCACTTGAAGCAGCACAGAAGTCGCGTTACTGGCACTACATCAAGCACCACGGTATCAAGTATCTATGCGAATGCTGCAAGCGACCGAATATCGAATATCTTATGAAAACAGGCTTCGGTTACGTTGCTGAGGCGAAAGTCGTAGGCTATATGCATGGTATTCGCGTCAACTGGCGCTCGAACGGCGTCAAGAAAATGCTCAGACTCAACAAGGTGGAAATGGACGAGCTGGCAAATCTTGACTGTGCCACTCTTAGCGCATACTACCGCCTGCGCAAGCTCGACCCTGCAATGGACTCGGAGGAGCGTGTCACATATGCATTAAAAATACGTGAGATCGACACGCTCGAGCTCATTATCCGCGAGACAGGTCTATCCCTGCGAAAAGTGCTCAACTACCGTGACAAATGGAAAATGCCCTTCCGCGACTGGAAGGACTACATCGACCAGTGCAAGAAGCTCGAATACGACCTCACGGATGACAGCATTTCCCGCCCGCAGGATTTCTTCGCCGCCCACGAACGCCTCTCCCGGATCGTCTCGGAGATGATTAACGCAGAGAAGAACCGAATGCTCGAAGAGACGAACCGTCAGCGTAAGGAAATGCAGTACGTTGACGAAGAGCTCGGCTTGATGATAGTTCTCCCGCGGAGCATCTATGATATCGTCCGCGAGGGTAGGGAGCAGAATCACTGCGTCGGCGGATATGCCGACCGTCACGCCGAGGGCAAGCTCCATATACTCTTCCTGCGGAAGATAGCCGAGCCGACCGTCCCGTACTACACTATGGAGGTCAGCACCAACGGCGCTATAGTGCAGTGCCGCGGATACGCGAACAACCAAGTGCATAGGGGTGGCAAGCCCAAAACCGACGATGTCATTGAGTTTGAGAAGAGGTATCAGAAATACCTCACCAAGCTATTTAAAAAGCATAAACAGAAGCAGAAAATAAAGGCAGCATAAGGAGGAAACTATGGAAAAGAATACAGAAATAATGTTGAAGCCCGAACAGGAAGCCGTCCTCATAACCGAGAGGATAAAGGACTACGGAAAGGCGGCGGTCAATGCCGTGTGCAATATCGGCAGGGAGCTCCGCCGAATGAAGATAGAGGGATTGTTCGTCCACCTCGGCTATGAGACGTTTGAGGACTACGCCGAGAAGGAGTTCAATCTCAAGCGCCGTCAAGCATATCTCTACATATCCGTCTACGAGAAGCTCGGAGAGGACTTTGTGCAGTCGAACGCACAGCTCGGCATAACGAAGCTCGCTCTCCTCGCGCAGATGAACGCCGAGGACCGCGCCGAGCTTATGGACGCGGAGGACATTGACCTCAACGGAATGACGGCAAAGGAGGTCGAGGAGCTCGCCTCCAAGTACAAGGAGCAGGGCAAGCAGCTCTCTATGCTTCAGGAGGAGAACGAGGAGTTGAAAAAGGCTCGCGATGACGATGTCATTGTCGCGCAGAATAACGAGCTCGAGCAGCAGGTAGCAGAGCTCCGCGAGAGGCTCAAGAACTCCGTCGAAGAAAAGAATGAGCTTATGGATAAGATAGAGGAGCTCGAAAACGCGCCGAAGGAGGTACATGTCGCCGAGCCTGTTACGAAAGAGGTCATCAAGGAAGTCCCTGACAAGAAGGCTATCGAGAAGAAGGACAAGGAAATAAAGAAACTCAAGGACAAGCTGTCGGAACTGGAAGCAAGCGTCGAGACCAAGGAAAAGGAACGGGCGCAGCAGCAGGAGGAATACGAGGCACGCATCGAGGAGATGAAGAAAGCCTCCGAGAAGCAGCCCGAGAATGCCGACAAGTCTTCCTTCAAGTCGATGTTTGCGTCAGCGTATAAGGAAATGACAGGGCTGATAGAGTTCGTCAAGTCTGCCGAGCCCGAGGACAAGCCTGTATTTACTGCCAAGGTCGAGCAGCTCCTCGCGGCGGTGGAAAAAGCACTGAAGGAGGTAACAGCAGAATGAATGATACGGATATGCTATATATGGCTGCTCAGGAGAAGGAACTCGAGAAAGTCAAAGCTGAAAATATGAAGATGAAAAAGCTCATCGGAGAGATACGAAGCTACTACGGAGAAATATCCCCGAGCTGGAGCGACCTCTTCGAGGAACAGGCAAAGGCGTTGATAGAAGGAGGCAAGCCGTGAATCACGAGCTGAAGATACTTCCTGAATACTTCGAGGCAGTTGCCTCGGGAGAAAAGAAATTTGAGGTCCGCTTTGATGACCGCGGCTATCAGGTTGGCGACGAGCTTATTCTTCGCGAAATCAATCGCGATTACGAGGAAAGTTACACAGGACGCCGAATCAGAGTCAATGTAACATATGTTTACCGCGGCGAATACTGCAAGCGCGGCTATTGCATTATGAGCATCGAGCCGTGCCCTATGCGGGTCAATTACGAGGGCGACGGTTACGACGATGACGGCAACCTCATCTATGACACCGCGTACTGTCCGAACTGCGGACAGAAGTACGAAGTTGACTATGATTATCACGATGATTACTGCCGTAACTGTGGACAGGCTCTTGATTGGAGTTTTGAGGAGGTCGATGAAGAATGAAAGTGATACGTTGCAAGGATTGCATTCTTGACGGTTGCCCAGAGTGCCCGCTTTCTTACATAGAGAATCAAAAAATGTGCTTTTATGAGCACTCACCGATGTTCTACTGCGCAAAGGGCAGGACAACCGAGTATTATACACCTACACACGGAGACGTTGTCCGCAATATGACCGACAGACAGCTCGCTGAAATGCAGAACCGCCACGAACACACTGGATATGCACACGGCAAAGGCGGCGGAGTTATGAAATTTGGGAAAGCAAATATTGACTTCCTCACAGGTTGGTATGGTGCTCCTGACGGCGAGGATTACGAACCCGAGGAGGCAGATGATGAAGGACGATGATACAAATGACTAAGTATATAAGCAGAGAAGCTGCTGTAGATGCTGGCTATCTGTCCGATTGGTATATATCCAGTGTGGGCGATGAACCTCCTGTATGGACAGATGCACATATTGATGAACTGCTGAATGACTTTATAGTTATCCCAAAAGATACGAAAGCCTCCGACGTAAGACCTGTAATCCATGCATATTGGATTCGCGGTAAAGAATACGGCTTTAGGACAAACAATTCGATGTGGTATTGTTCTAACTGTGGCGGTAGTATTCGCTATGATACCACCTTGAGGACATACCAGAAACACAAGAAGCCTGTCGAGGAGGTCAACCCCTTCTGCCGAAAATGCGGTGCTATAATGGACAGGAGTGTTATATTCGCGAGATAGGAGGGCTGAAAATGACTGATGTAATATGCAGTTGTGATTACTGCGCACATATACTGCCAAACGGCATATGCGGCTTAGAGAGTATTGACATCGACGGAGCTGCCGAGTGTGTGAGTTATGAAGAAGCAGAACAGGAGAGCGACGATGAAAACCATCCATGATATATATCTATTGATTTGGTATTCCTGCGGTGAAATTAAATGTGGTAAAGTAACAGAAAATCCGTGCTGTGATGCACATCTACTGGCGGTAGAAATGGTCTTGCGGGGTGAATACTGAGATGGTTAGGAAATACAGAGTTGAAGTCGTTGGAACGGTATACGTCGAATCCGAGAGCCTCGAAGAGGCAGAAGCTCTCGTAATAGCCAACCCCGAGCTGATACTCACCGACGACGACCTCGAAGTCGAGGCATTTGAGGAGGTGTGAAAATGAAAATTGAAACCGCTATCAAGTATCTTTACAAGCAGTATGAGAAGGCAAAGGCTATGGAGTATATCAAGAATCCGCTTGCGTGGGCTTTATATCAGACGTGGCGATATGCTAATAAGGAGGAGTGACATTGAAAACAGCAATAGATTTTTATGACGAGGTAGGAATACCTTGCTATTATTGCAAATATGCATTTTCTCCTGCGTGTACGGATTGCATTGATTTGACGTTATGTTATATGTGCGATATCGCTGAAAATATGATACTGAGAGGAGAATACTAAATGAACAACCTTACGATATTCTTCGGCGGAGCGTTCGCAGGCGCGGGCGTGACATTCCTCGCTATGTGCTTTGCTATATGCATAAGCCGAGCCGAGAGGCAGACTGCCGAGACGGAAGATAACAAGGGAGCGGCTGACGAATAAGCCGCTCTTATATACTATTTAAAAAGGGAACGCCTGCGACGGCGTTTTAGTCCTTGTAATGGATATTATCTTAACGACCATAGGGGAGAAAGAAAATGAGATGCTGCTATCGAGAGAAAATATACGAGTGCGGAGACTACCTCGAGGTGAATATCTATCCTGTATACCGGAAGGCATACTCACGGAGAAAGAAGTCGAGACCAACAAGAGAGACTCAGAAGAAGCTGAATGAGATATATGCCGAGAATAAATTCATCAGGCTATGCAATGCGAACTTCACAAAGCACGACCTGAAAGTCGAGCTCACATACAAGCCCGAATACAATCCTGCTGACGAGGAAGAAGCGGCACGTCAGCTCAGGAACTTCCTGCGGAGACTGAAAAACTACCGAAGCAGGAGAGGACTGCCCGAGCTGAAGTATGTCGCAGTCACGGAGCGCGGCAGCCGAAAGGGGCGATTTCATCATCACCTGATAATCAACGGGGGCATTTCCCTCGGAGACCTCGTCTCGCTTTGGGGCAGGGGAAGAGTCGGTACCGATATTCTCCAGTTCAACGAGAACGGCATCGCCGACCTCGCCCGCTACATGATAAAGCAGTCGACAGCATCGAGCAAGAGGTGGAACGGCTCGAAGAACCTCATCCACCCGAGGGCAAAGACGAGGGACGGCAGGTTATCGAAGCGCCGGGTCTCCGAGCTCGCAAGGGACCCCGAGGATTCGCGCGAGTTCGAGAAGCTCTACGAGGGATACTTATTCTCGGAGGCTAAGACAGTCTACAACGATATGAATGGCGGCGTATACATCTACGCCCGCTACTACAAGAAGGAGGCGGAGTTTTGGCACAATACACATCGAACGAAGAGAATGAACAGATAATCCTCTTCCGCTGGGCTGAGTTCGCGAAGAACCAGCACCCCGAGCTCGAGCTCATGTATCACATCCCGAACGAGGGAAAGCGGAGCAGGCTCACGGGAGCGCGGCTCAAAGAAGCAGGCTTGAAGTCGGGAGTACCCGACGTATGTCTGCCCGTCGCCCGCGGCGGATACATAGGCTTGTACATCGAAAACAAGTACGGAAAGAATAAACCGACCGAGAATCAGAAGCGGTGGCTCAGAGCTCTGAGAGCGGCGGGACACCTCGTCGCAGTATGCTACGGCTGGGAGCAGGCAAAGGAACTGATAGAGTCATACCTTGCCTTGCCGCCGACGATAATCGAACCGAAAGGAGATAGTAATGAAGATCAGTGCGATATGGGCTTTGCTGAAAAAGCGTAAAACGATATTGATTCAGAAGGGGATAGATACTCTATGGGTCGGAGATGGAGTTGCCGCATATCCGATATACACGATACCTACCCTTGACAAAAACATCATGCAGACACTGCTCGACGTAGGCGATGACGCTTGGAGCAGCTTCACCGTCAGCGAGCAGGATTTTGTCTCTTTTGACACCAAGGATAACGTCCTCGGCGAGAGGGAGCTGCGCGCGACAGGTCTGATGATTAATTGGCGCGGAGTAGCACTCATGCCTTTGACTGACGGGAATGAGCTGTACTACATTCAGACTCGGTACCTGAAACCGTTTAACGACTTCGAGCCTCTTTTCTGCTTTCGCCGAACAGGCTCGCTCGGCGGCGGTTACATTGCCGTGAAAGAGGGTATGCTCCTTCGCGGCGTGATGATGCCGTATGAGTTTATACGTGCTGATGAGGTCAAGTATCTTGAAGCACTGCACGATACTTACTGGCTGACGAAGTATATGATAGACGAGCACAACAAGGTCGCGGAGGTAGCCGATGAGCTCCGCAACCTCAGTTTCGAGGACGACGAGGAGGACACCGACGATGAGAGCTGAAGAGTACCTCTCGCAGGTGAAGGACATAGACCTGCGTATCCGCTCCCTTCAAGGGGAGCTTCGGGACTGTGACAACGAAGCTGATGAGGAGTATGCACAGGAGCTTCGGAGCAAGGTCTACGCTGACATTGAGCAGTACAAGAAGCTGAGGATACGCATTCGCGAGGAGATACAGTCGCTCGCGGATAATCAGTACAGTACCCTCCTGTCGGAGTATTATATTCGCGGCAGGAGCTGGGAACAGGTCACGGATGCTATCGGCAAGAAGGATATCAAGAACGTCAGGGATAACATCCACAGCAAGGCTCTCGAAGCCTTTGAAAAGGCTTATCCAAAATATTTTTTTGAAAACGCCCTTTAATGCCCTGTAATCCCCTTGTATCCTTGTTTTATATGTGATACAGTAAAATCGGAAGCAGGCGGATACAGCGGTTCGTGCATAGCCGCTACCGCTTCGTTTCCTCTCTAACAGCAGCTTTGATTTACGACCGATAATTGTATCGGTCACCTCTGTTCCGATAACTCAGTGGCAAGAGTGATACGCGTGTGGCGTATAGATGCGCAGGTTCGATTCCTGCTCGGAGCACCAGTGCAGTTGCCTGCACACACGGAATGCCCTTTCGGGAGCCGGTAGCATTACAGGTTCCCGCAAAATCCCCCCATACAGCAATGATAACAAAGATTTGTCCGCGATGCCGCGCGAAGGTCCCGACAGGGCAGATGTGCGGCTGCGTAAAGCGGGACAGGACAAACCCGCTCGGCGAGTACAGCGCCGAAATCAAGAAATTTTATCTCTCAGATGACTGGAATCGAGCGAGAAACAAGTGCATTTTTAACTGTTTCGGGCTTGATTTTATAAGCGTTTTTGTGGAGAAAAAAATCGAATATGGATTTACGGTACATCACATTGTACCGTTGACAAAAGACTACTCAAAGCGATTGATGCAAAGTAATCTGATATATCTCACCGAAAGCCACCATAGGAGCATTCATCGGCTATATGATGCGGAATATCAGGAGACTGTCGAAGCGTTGAAAACTTTATCGGAATATGCCCGGGAGGTGCTCGGTACCTCGGGGGGTATGCCGAAATGTTTCGACAATCTGAAAATGAACCGCTGCGGTAGTTTTCTTTTTGAAAAATTGTAAATAAAACTTTTTTCTGAAAGGGTGAGGCATATGGGAAGAGCACGCCTCCCACTGTCCGAGCAGAAAGGCGACCTCACCAAGGAGCGGAAGGCAAAGCTCGAGGCAGAGCAGGAACTCGTCCGAACATCGAAGAAGTACATACTCAAAGCGCCGTCGTGGCTCAGCGACAGGGCAAAGAAGGAATACCGCAGGCTCATCAAGAGCTTGGCGGATATGGATATGCTCGGCGACCTCGATGCGAACAACCTCGCGGGCTACTGCAATGCGTGGGACAAGTATCTACAGGCTGAGGAGGAGATAAAGGCGAGAGGTCTGTTCATTGAGACAAAGAAGCCCGGCGCTCCTTTTCAGACGAACCCCGCGGTATATGTACAGATAAAGCACGCGAAAGAAATGCGGGAGTTCGGGCGCCAGTGCGGACTTTCGATAGACAGCCGCCTGAAATTTGCGGCGGCAAAGCTCCCCGAGCTCGAGGCACAAATCGAGGAAGAGTTCGGTGATATCTGATGACAATCAGACAGGAGCTTACGAGATATGCTGCCGACTGTGCGAGCGGCGCTCGGATAAGCTGCCGAAAGCACAAGTGGGCGTGTCAGCGTTTTCTCTCGGATATGGATAGGTTCGAGAACGAGCCTGATTATCCGTACTACTGGGACGAGGACGAAGCGAAGGCGATAGTCAAGTGGTTTTCATACCTGCGGCACTCGAAGGGAGTGCTTGCAGGCAAGCCTATAGAATTACTCACGGCGCAGAAGTTCACTCTATGTCAGCTCTATGGCTGGCGGCGCAAGTCAGACGGACTTCGGCGCTTCACCAAATACTTCAAGGAAGTAGCGCGAAAGAACGCCAAGTCACAGGAGCTTGGCGGCGTTTCCCTGTATGAGATATCGAGGGGGAGCACGAAGAACGCCGAGCACTATGAGGGATATTGCGCGGGAACCAAGCGCGACCAGTCGAAGATTATACCGAACGAGTGCAAGCTGATGTTGAAGCGTTCACCGCTCGCGAGGAAATTCAACACAACTGCGGGAAAAGTTACTCACCGAAAAACAGGCTCTTTCCTTGTGGCTCTCTCAAAACAGGACGGACAGAACGGCGACGGTACCAATCCCGCCCTCCTTATTCTCGACGAGTATCATCAGCACCAGACGACCGAGTTCTACGACCTCGCGCTCGGTTCTAACACCAAGGAGCCGCTCCTGCTGATAATCACGACGGCGGGAAAGGACCTTAACTGCCCCTGCTATCAGCAGGAGTATATGTATTGCTCCGACGTGCTCGACCCCGACAAGCCCGATATAGTCAATGACGAATACCTCATCGACATCTATGAGGCAGACCCCGATATCACGCTCTCTGATGAGACATACAGTCAGCTCGTAGAAATGGCGAATCCGGTCCGAGCATCGTATGCCGCGGGACGCAAGCTGATACGCAATGACTATGTCATCGCGAAAGAGATACCCGAGAAGATGATATCGTTCATGACGAAGATTCTGAATGTTTGGGTACAGGCGCGGCATAACGGCTATATGAACATGGCGAAGTGGAACCGCTGTCGCGTTGATGAGCTTCCTGTCAGTCTTCGGGGACTGCCCGTATACGTCGGCTTTGATATGTCGGCGAAGATAGACCTCACATCGGTGAGCTTCGTCATTCCGTTCAAGGACAAGGACGGCGTTGTCAAGTACATCATATTCTCGCACAGCTTCATTCCGAACCGCGAGAAGCTCCTCGAGCGCTGCCGCATAGATAAGATGCCCTACGACGCATGGGAGCGCAACGGCTGGCTGACGGTCACGGATACCGAGATAGTCGACCAGAACGCCGTTATGAATTATGTCAAGGGCTTCGTCAGCTCGCAGGGGCTTGTGATGCAGTCGCTGTGCTTCGACCCGCAGAACGCAGGAAAGCTCATGCTCGAGCTCTCGGAAAAGGGATACGACGTTGTTGAGGTCTACCAGTCGCACAAGTCCCTCAATGAGAGCACGGCGGGATTCCGCGAGCAGGTCTACAGTATGAACGTCATATTTATCAATAATCCGCTGCTGAACTATGCGATAGGAAATGCAGTTGTCCGCACGAGCAACGGACTCATCAAGATAGACAAAGACGCGACGAAGCGCAGGGTCGACCCTGTCGACGCTACACTATGCGCATTCAAACTCGCACTATATCATGTTTTCGACGCGCCTTCGGCAGATGTTGACAAGTGGCTCGAAAACGAAAGCTGGTGATTATATGGCGCTGTTTTGGCGCAGAAAAAAGATAAAGAATGAAGCGGAGCAGGCAGTAACAGAACCGACACCGACGGAGCAGGCTGCCGCTGAACTGCCTCCTGCGGAACAGCCCGCGGGAGTGGTAACTATCCAGCAGCTCAACGAGTTTTTCAATCAACAGGGCTTTTCAAGCGCTCTGGCGAAAAATAATCTCAACGCTGCGACGTACTACGCTTGTATGCTTATAAGATGCAACGCACTTGCGAAGGTACCCTTCAAGGTCTATGAACACGACGGCGACGGAGCCAAGGAAGCTAAGCATCACCTGAACAAGCTTTTGAAGCTCCGACCGAACAGGTTCATGACCGCTCACGACTTCCTCTGGGCGTCAGAATTCCAGCGTCTCAGCACAGGAAATACATTTTGGGTATATAGCTTCCGCCGCGGTAAGATCGAGGAAATATACGTCCTCGATAGCAACTATGTCGAGATTATCGTTGATAATGCAGGCATACTCAGCTCACCGAACTCGGTGTACTACCTGTACACTGACCCAAGAAGCTCACGTCAGGTAATATACACATCCGATAGGATCGTGCATCACAAGTATTTTTCTACCGATGGCATCAAGGGCAACTCGATACAGAAATATCTCATCGACATTCTATGCCAAGAAAAATATGCTCAGCAGGTCGTGAACGAAAAGTACAGTCACGGCTTACAGGACCCAATCATAGTTACCTTCACGGGAGACCTTGACAAAACCCGCGCAGCTCAGATCAAGAAAAAGTTTGCGAACCTTGGAGGCTCTCAGAACGCCGGCGCCGTTATACCGATACCGACAGACTTCGGAGTTCAACAGCTGGAGACCAAGCTTGTGAACTCTCAGTTCTTTGAGCTAAACGGTCTCACTACTCGACATATTGCTAACGCCTTCGGTGTCAAGAGCTTCCAGCTCAACGACATGGAGAAGAGCACCTACAGCAATATTGAGCAGCAGAACAGGGCGTTCTATAGTGATACTATGCAGAATGTTCTCACTACTTACGAGCAGGAAGCGACGTACAAGCTCCTCAGCTCTGAAGAGCAGGAGACACTTTTTATTCAGGCAAATGCTGACGTATACCTCAGAGCCGACATCGAGGCTCGCTACAAGGCGTACAGCACTGGCATCACTGGCGGCTTCTTGCAGATCGCAGAGGCCCGAAAGCGCGAAAATCTGCCGTTTATACCGGGCACCGATAGGCTTATCTTCGGCAACGGTGCGGCAATACCGCTTGATATGCTCGGGGCACAGTATGCAGGAGGAGGTGAGAAAAAGTGAAAAAGTACAAATTTACGAGCAAAGACCATAAAACAGGCGCGGTCAAGGAATGCGGCTATATGACACTGGACAGCATATCAGATAATGAAAGCGGCGAACCCGTCGCGGAGCTCCGCTTCTATGGAGATATCTGCTCAGAAAGCTGGATGAGTCGTCAGTTCGAGGAGGACAAGGCGCCGCAGGACGTCGTTGACTTCCTTTCCGAGCTCACAGCCGACGGTAGCAACCGCCCGCTTCATGTCTATGTCAACAGCGGCGGAGGCGATGTGTTCGGCGGACTTGCGATATACAGTATCCTCAGTCGATACCAGGGCAGGAAAGTCGCTCATATCGACGGTATCGCGGCAAGTATAGCGGGTATAATCCCGTTTGCGTGTGATAAGGTCGTCGCTCCGAAGTATGCGCAGATAATGCTTCACAAGCCGTGGACGTTATGCATCGGTAATGCTGACGATATGAAAAAGACTATTGAGGCGCTCAATGCCGCCGAGCAGTCTATCGTCAGCATCTACGCGAGCCACGCCGCGAATGGTACGAACGAGGACAAGATACGCAGCCTCATCGACCGCGAAACGTGGCTCACCTGCGAAAAAGCGGCGGAATACTTCGACATCGAGCTCGTCGACGCCGAACCTGTCGCCGCCTGTGTATCGGACAGCTACAAGCTGTATAAGCACACTCCCGAGGCTCTGATTAAGGAGCAGAAACAGCCGAGTGCGGTTGAATGCACGAATTCTGAAGCCGAGGAGCAGGCTGTAAATGAACTACGTAAAAAGAAGCTGCAAAGGTCGCTTGACCTTCTGAAGCTCTTTAATAAAACATGAAAGAAGGAAAATTATGTCAAAAATCGAAGAAATGCAGGCAAAGCTTGCAGTGCTCATCAATCTGGCACAGGATTATGTCGACAAGGACGATGACGAGAAAGCGGAGCAGACCCTCAAGGAAGCCGAAGCCCTTGCCGATAAGATCGAGAAGCAGAAGAAGCTCGACAAACTCTCGACTGGTCTGAAGAATCCCGAGAAGTCCGACAATGCCTCACCCGAGGATTCTCACAGCAAGGACAAGGAAAACGCTTCGTTTATCCGTGCAGCCCTCAAGAAGATCAGCGGCACTAATCTCACGGAGGCAGAGGACGCGCTTCTTCTTCCTACCGCACTGCTTCCCAGCGGCGAACACGGAGAAGGTTATATCCTGCCGAAGGATATTCAGACCAGAATTCACGAGAAGCTCCGTCAGTATAAGAGCATGAGAGAGGTTTGCGGAAGCATCAAGACGACCGCTCTCACAGGAAGCTATCCGTCAGAGAATATAGACTCTTTGGGCGGACTTGTAAACTTCACAGACGGAACAGACGGCGAAGATATTACAGATTTCAGCTTTGGACCTGTAAGCTGGACTTTGAAAGAGTACGGCGCATTTATCAAGATGTCGAATACGCTTCTCGCTCTTAGCGATAACGATCTCATAGCCTATATCGTTCGTATTTTCTCAAAAAAGGCGGTTATCACAGAGAATGCGCTTGCAAAGGCTACTCTCGAATATGGCAAGACTGCAAAGAATCTTACAGGTTGGGCGGAGCTCAAATCCTCAATCAACAAAGACCTCGACCCTGCTGCGCTGCATGGCACGGTCATCGTAACGAATCAGGACGGCTTCGACGTGCTCGACAAGGCACTTGACCTCACCGGAAGGGCAGTTCTCCAGCCCGACCCGACGCAGCCCACAAGGAAGCTGTTCATTGGCTACCCCGTCAAGGTATACTCGAACGCGCAGTTACCGTCAGATACGACCAACAATGTCGCACCTATTTACTACGGAGACATAGAGGAGGGTATCAAGTTCGTTGACCTCGATGATGGAAAGGGTAATAAGGTATATGCATTTGCCTCTTCACAGCATGCAGGCTTCTACAGTAATACCACGGTCTGCCGCCTTATCGAGTGGGTAGATGTGGTGCAGGCTGATGCCTCCGACAAGTGCTACTGCTTCGGCAAGCTGAGCCTGGGGGAATAACGAGCGAGAGTTCCGACAGTGAGCAGGAGCCTGAAGAGGAAACCGAGACAGCATTATCCGCCGCTGATACCAACAGCGACGGAGAGCTCTCTCAGGAAGAACTCGAGGCGCTCACCGTAGACCAGCTTAGAACTCTCGCTGAGGAGCTGGGAATCACACTGACAGCAACGAAGAAGGCTGATATCATCGCCGAGATTCTCGCCGCACAGGCAGCGCCTTCCAATGAGGAACAGCCGAGCGGCACATAATTAATCGTCAGAGAGGAGGACCTTATGGATATAGAATTAGTAAAGCTGTTCTTGAAGGTCGACTTTAACGACGATGATGGCATCATTAGACTGATGATGTCGGCGGCAGAGGAGTACATCAAAGCCGCAGTAGGCGCCTGCAACCACGAGGACACCCGCGTTCAGCTTCTCGCTCTTGCCATTATCACCGAGCTGTACGAAAAGCGCAGTTTCACGGTCGACAAGGCGGGAGTGAAAGCGCAGTATACGATGAGGTCAATTATAGCGCAGTTGCAGGCGGAGCAGGAGGCGAGCGAAGATGAAGCTTGATACAGATGTCGGACGCCTTGACAAGCGGATAACTATTCAGAAACGAAGCGAGCCCGACGGCTTCGATGCAGTCGGCAACCAGCTCGAGGAGTGGAGCGATTTCCACTCCTGCTGGGCTTCGGTCGCGAATGTATCGGATGATGAAGCCTCCGTCGCCCGCGAGCCGAGCGATAAGAACGTTAAGAGCTTCAAGGTGCGCTATTGTTCAAAGCTCGCGGATCTATCAACAGACGGATTCCGAATCTGCTACAGGGGCTCGCTCTATGACATCAAGCACATCGACAACATCGCCGAGGCTGATTCGCTGCTGCTGATAAAGGCAAGAAGGGAGGAAGCTCATGAATGATGTGATTACTCCCGACGAGTTTGTGGAAGCACTTGCAGAAGCGACAAGGACAATGACCGAGGAAGTTGTAGAAGAACTCGAGAACGGGCTTGAGAGGATAGGAAATGAGACCGTTGAGGAGTTAAAGCGCACTTCTCCCGTTTATAAAGGAAAGAGCAAGAAGCTCAAGAAGGGCGATTACCGCAAAAAATGGAAATGCCTTGTTGAAAAAGAGCGCGGCGTCAAGCGGGTGACAATCTACAATCAGAAAGGTGGATTGACGCATCTGCTCGAGCACGGGCATCTCGTCAAGAACGGCACGGGCAGGGTGGTCGGTAATGCTTCCCCAATACCGCATATCGCAGTTGCGGAAAAGCACGCCGAGGAAAAGATTGACAAGCTATTGGAGGAGTTATAAATGGAGCTATCTGAGATACGCGACAAGCTTCTGACGCTTGGAATCCCTGTTGCATATCTGCATTTCAAAACAGAGCAGACACCACCGTATGCAGTATACTTTGAGTCTAACACCGAGATTCGCGGTGCTGACGCATACAACCTCTACCGTGATGTTGAGATCACGGTAGAGCTGTATTCACCGAAAAAGAACCCGCAATTGGAACGTCGCCTCGAAAATCTCTTCCGTGACGTTGAGATAGACAAGGCAGGAGATACCGTATTAGAGGGAGAGAACCTGATAATGACAGTATTCACGTTCAACACGATACAATCAATAGAGGAGGAAGATGAAAATGGCTGATACAATGAAACCCGAGATAGAGAGAATCCCGCTCGGCTCCTGTGACGTATATGTCACAGAGTGGACAGGCTCGGCGGTATCTGATATCCCCGAGGACTCGGCTATCGAGGTTGACGGAAACCTTATCGGCAGAACGAAGGACGGAGCTGAGCTCGAGTACCAGCAGACGTACTATTCCGCCAAGTCTGACGACGGCAAGGCGTCCCGCACCGAGATGACTGACGACAGCGCATATATGAGCTGGGGACTTATCACATGGAATGGTGCAGGTATCACAAAGCTGATATCGACGGCATCGTGTACCACATCAGGTACAGGTGCTAACATAAAGCGCCGCACCCTTATCGGCGGTGCAGCAAACGACAACGGCAAGACCTATCTTTTCCGTGCCGTCCACAAGGACAAGGTCAAGGGTGACGTCCGCTACACCATGATAGGCAAGAATATCAGCGGATTCGCTGCCGCCTACAAGCCGGGGCAGGCTACGACGATAACTCCGAGAGTACAGGCGTCGCCGTTCAGCGACGGATGCCTGCTTGTAATGGACGAGGACAAGATAGATACAGGAGCATGATATGAAGTATCGAGTAACGGCTTTTTTTACCGACCTTCAGGACGGGAATCACCCGTATGACGTCGGAGATACTTATCCCCGCAAAGGCTTGAAGCCCACAGCAGAGCGTATAGAGGAGCTCTCTACGGATAAGAATCTCCGCGGAGTTCCGCTCATAGAGGCGGCAGAACAATCAAAAACAGCCCCGGACGAAGCCGAGGCATAGCATAAGGCGGGCTTCGGCTCGCCTTGCTTATAGGAGGAAATATGCACCTTTTCAAGTACAAGCTCACGGGAGAAAAGAATGTACTGCTGATACTCGGAGAGCCGACAGTGAGAGACTGCGAGGGAATACTCAACCCCGCAACGACGTCCGAGCTCATCGACACGGCGGCGGAGTATCTGTCGAAAAACACTGATGGCATAGATATCAGGGAAAGAATCACAGTCTCGGATATGCTGTTCCTGCGCATTGCGCTTGCGAAATGGCTTGCCGAACTAAAGCAGGACGAAGCATACAGAGCACCGCATATCTTGCCCGATGATGATGATACTCCGCTTCCATATGCGTGCAGAACTACGCATATCAAAGCTGTCGCTGAGTATGCACGAATGAGCTTCCCCGAGGTGTTCGCTCTCCCGATAACGGAGTTCTGGAAGCTCTTCCGCGACGCTGTTATATGGAATTACAGTAGGACGAAGGAAGGCATCGACAAGCTTGAGCACGCGAAAAATATGTCGCAGACCGAGCCCGACCGCGGACGTATGTGCGATGACACGGTAATAGCAAGGAGGAGCAGAGGTGACAAATAAAAAGATAAAGGGTATTACGATACAGTATGAAGGCGATACCACAAAGCTCGAAACTGCGTTAGGCAATATAGACAAGGCGGGCAGAAAAACTCGACAGGAGATGACGGAGGTCAACCGTGCGCTGAAGGAAGCCCCTGAGTCCGCTGTACTCTGGCAGCAGAAGCAGGAGCTCCTCAACAAAGCCCTCGCAAACTCAAAGGAAAAACTCGACCTCCTCGAAAAATCCCAGGAGCAGGTCACAAAACAGTTTAAGGAGGGGCAGATAGGCGAGGAGCAGTACCGCGCCTATCAGAGAGAGCTCGAGAGCGCCCGCGCCAGTACGGAGAAGCTCGGCGAGCAGGTAACTGATACCGACAAGCACATCAAGGAGCTCGGTGAAGCCTCTGAGGATACCTCGAAAGATGTTGAGCAGATGGGAACTGCGGCGGAGACCTCCTCCGAGGGCTTCACCGTCCTCAAAGGTGCGGTCGCCCACCTCGCAGCGGAGGGCTTTGAGAAGTTAATGACATCCGCTAAAGAGGCATGGGAGGAGATAGACGAGGGCTATGATACTATCGTCACCAAGACGGGAGCAACAGGCGAGAAGCTCGAGAATCTGAAAGCCGTCGCCGACAATGTATATAAAGCCCTCCCTGTCGAGATGAACATCGTCGGCGAAGCCGCAGGCGAGATAAATACAAGATTCGGTGCTCAAAATGACGAGCTGGAAGCGCTGACTGAGCATTTCGTAGAATATGCCAAGATAAACAATACGTCTGTTACACCCAGCGTGAAAAACGTCGCTGGAATAATGAAAGCGTTCGGAGAGGATACAAAGAATGCAGGCGATGTTCTCGGCGTTTTTACATCTGTATCGCAGAGGACAGGCAAGGAAGTCAGCTCGCTCGAGTCCGAGCTCTACAGTAATTCGGCGACCTTCAAGGAAATGAACCTTGATATCCGCCAGTCTGCGGAGCTCCTCGGACAGTTCGAGGCAAACGGTGTTGATACAAGCACGGCGCTCGCAGGACTGAAGAAAGCACAGCAGAACGCGACAGCCGAGGGCAAGACGATGACCGAGGCTCTCAGCGACACGATTAAGCGTATCAAGGAAGCCGAAACCGAGACCGAAGCTCTGCAAATAGCGACTGACCTCTTCGGAAAAAAGGGCGCAGCGGCAATGACTCAGGCGATACGCGAGGAGCGCTTCTCCGTCGACGACCTTATTCAGGGCTATGAGGGCATGGGCGACGTCGTCAAGAACACCTACGAGGCGACGCTTGATGCTCCTGATAAGGTCAAGGTCATGCTAAATAACATCAAGCTTGAGCTTGCGACTCTTGCGGAAAACTACCTTCCGAAGGTCGAGGAATACCTTGACAAGGGAATAGAAGCCCTTCCGAAAATCGAGAAATCAGCAAAGGTACTTCTCCCTCTCGCTGAGGAAATCGGAATTGCAGTTGCTTCTTGGAAAATCGCGACGACTGCAAAAAGCGGTGTCGAAGCACTAAAAGCTCTCACTGCCGCAGGCAAGGCAACTGAGTTGCAGATGAAAGCGGTACAGTTTGCTGAGAGTGCAGGATTGGCTGTTGCAGTCACAATAATAGCCGAGGTTGCAAGAACCATATATAAAGCGAGTAAAGAGTACGTCTCTGTTGCCGAGCGTATCAATCAGGATATCTCTGACAGCTTTAGCGCGACGAACGACAAGATAAAGGACATTGGAAAGAGCCTCGACGACGTGCAGGATACGTTCTCGAAATCTGCGAATAATGCCGACTATGAAGCCGAGAAGGTGAAGTCGCTATGGGAGGAGCTCGAGAAGCTCGCCGACGCAAGCGGAAATGTCAAAGATAAGGACAAGCTCCGCGCCGATTATATCCTCGGCGAGCTCAACGAAGCGCTCGGCACCGAGTACAAGCGGACAGGCGACCAGATAGAGGGATATCAGACTCTTGCGAAGGAAATTGACAACGTCATTGAAAAGAAGAAAGCGGAAGCCTATTTTAATTCATATCAAGGTAGTCTCTCGACAATGGTACAGAACGAGAACGATATCCGTGAAAGTTATCTTGAAGCCTATGCAAAGGAGCAGGACGCCTTAAAGAGCTACCGCGATAACTATAAAAAGTGGACAGGCAGGGAGCTCACCACGTCCGATGACGAGATACGGGAACAGCTTCAGAAGACGGTGACCGATTATGAAGCCCTGCCGACAAGGACTGTCAAGAATGTGGCTCAGAATGATATGTACCGCGCCGCTGTACAGCTCCTCGGCACCGACGAGCAGGAGGGACTGATTTCTCAGAGGTCCGCACTTGAAGAACAATACAAAGAAGTCAAGGAATACTTTGATAAATATGAAAGTGCAGAAAACGCCTTTGCTGATGGTGAGTACGACCGTGTAATCAAGATACTTGCCGCTCAGAAGGACGCCGACAAGGAGAAGCTCGCCAGTGCCCGCGAATGGAACAAGGAAGCTCAGAAGGCATATGAAGACAGTATCACTAAGGTCAGCGCTGCGTTCGAGCTCGCAAGCAATTCAAACGCGACGCTCTTGCAGAAAGATGCTGACGAGCTTATCAACACACTTACAGAATCAGCAACTCTTGGAATGAGAGCGGGAGCGCAGAAGTCAGAGGTATTGTCCAAAACATTCCGCGACCAAGTACAGAAAATCCTTGACAAAGGATTCGATATATCGAAGCTGACTGCATGGGCGAGCGAATCGGGAGTAGATGTCGGCGATGTCTTCGGTGAAGACTATACAAAGGTCGTACAAGCTCAGCTTGATGCGGGCTATGATATCAATGATCTTCTCATATGGGGTATGAATAGCGGTATAGACGTTGGAACACTCTTTACCGAGGAATTCACTTCTAAGTATCAGGCACAGCTTAATTCAGGATTCGATGTATCACTTCTGCTTGAGTGGGCGGCGGAGAACGGATATAGTGTCGGAGAAGTGTTCGGTAGCAACTTCAAATCCGTCATGACCCGATACATCTATGCTACAAACGACCTCATCAATGAAAACAGCATCAACAGCGAGAGCGACGCTCGATATCTGCGTGAGAAAGGTGTAGTGAGCTGGTCTCACAACGCAACTGGAAACTTCCTGAACATCGGACACGAGGGCATCGTCGCCGAAGCTGGACCCGAGCTGATACAGGTCATGAACGGCGGCGTAAAGGTCACACCGCTGACGAGGAACGCGAGGAATACGCCTGTCTCGGAGCAGGCGGGGAGTCAGAGGATTATATACGAGAATATCAACATCTATGCGACCGTGAGCAATGACTACGACGTGCGGCTCCTCGGTGAACGTCTCGCTGCGGAGAAGAAGAGCGTCGAAGAATCGAAAGGACTATGATATGAGCAAGTTCATTTTCAACGGAAAAAGCAGCGACGAGGTCGGGCTCATGATAACGCAGCCGCTTATCCGCCCGTCGTGGGCTCGGGAGATAAACGAGATATCGGCTCCGGGGCGGACGAGCAAGATAATGCAGTTCTCCAAGACCTATGCGAACGCGAGCCTGTCGGTGCATACCGTCATCAGGGACACCTCGCTCGAGAACGTGCGGAAGATATACGCCGCGCTGAACGGCTATGGTCAGCTTCAGCTCAGTTCGTCAGCAGAGGAGTTCGTCTACGCCTACGCCGAGCCGCTCGTCCCCGAAGCGGTCGCAATGCATACAGCGGAGCTCCTCATCAACTTCCGCTGTATGCCATTCGCATATGCGGTCGAGCCGACCGATGTGCAGTTGACCGCACAACTAACGCTCGTCCCGAACGTGGGGACGGTGTTCTCCGCTCCTGAGATATCATTTATGGCAACAGGAGAGACAGTCACAATAACGGTCAACGGCGAAGAATTCATCGTCGCCCTCACAAGCGCGGAACAGAACAAGGAAATAATCATCGACTGCGAGGCAGAGGTCACGTACTACGTCGAGAACGGGCAGAAGGTATCTATCAACGCGCAGACGAAGAACGATTATCCTCTGCTGCATACAGGCAATAATTACGCATCAATATCGAGCAACGCATCATGGGCGTATATCAATGTTAGAGAGAGGTGGTACTAATGGCATACACAGGCGATGGCTCACAGGCTAACCCCTATGTTATCGACAACTCAGACGGACGAGCGTGGCGAGATTTCGAGTCATTGAACAGCAATTACAATGAAAAATATATCACCTTCGCGGATATACACGTTGACGGCAACGGCGATTTTGACATTGAAGGAACGGGAACAAGTGCCGACCCATACATTGTCAGCACGTACCGAGAAATGCTCAATTGCACAGGCGCGTCTAATATACACCAGTGCAAAATAATAGCGAAGGACGATACAACGCGAGAAATGACATATCGCTATGATTATGAAGACCCAGAAACGCACGCTGTTACCTCAAAATATTGTCGTTACAATCCAGCACCAACAACCATAGACTGGAACGATATTTCTGAGGGCTCTCGCGGAAGTATGTATACGCCGAATCATTGTGATTTTAATGGTTGGACTCTTTTGAACTTCAGAATAACGTCGGGCAGTGGGCAATGGGGCGGTTTTTTTACGTGCGGTTGGGAAAGCAATGACAAAGCAAGCATCTATAATGGGTTTTTCCTGAACATACGAATCGACTATTCAAGCACGGGTTACTATTCTTTGTTCAACATCAATATGCACGACAACATAATGCACTTTGATGTTACTTCTGCAACATCCTCGAGTAGTATTGGTTTCTGCTATTCTCCTTCATACGGACACGGTTTCTCCCGCAATTCTTTAGTCTTAAAAATTTACGGCAATCGTGGATTTTCGGGATATAATATAGGTGAAAATTATGAAATCGTCGATTCAGTAATTGATTTAGATGCCGAATTTCAAGTATATGGAATACCCACATCAGACAATTCCAATGGCTCTATTAGCTTAATAAGGTCGACGCTAAAAGGCAAATACAAATTTGTCACAGCAGGAACAAAATCATTTATACGAAGCTGTACGGATAGCATTTACGATGTTGAGACCATACCCGAACGCGCCGCGGTTGTGCCGCAAGTAGGTGCAACTCGCTGTATATATAATAACGATAAGGTAGCTTGGACTCAGGAATACTGGGCGGAGCATGGTTGGATGGGAGTTTCGTCAGAACATCTTCTCAGCCCTTCGTGGTTGCAAGGACACACCGACCTCCCGATAGGAGTTGATACGTAATGGCTGATTATGTATTTCACGCTCACGAAGGCGAATATCCCACTAACGACAGTGCAATGCCGATAGTACAGACGGACTTCACACGTCCTTTCCCTTCAAATCTGTGGCGTATAGACCAATCTAATGGCGGTTATCCCTACACCGACTTACAGCTCGGGATACTGCATTTTCACGCCAATCTTTATCCCGAGCGCCGCGAGAACGTGATACGCGTATTTGATAAAATGGAGCCGCAGAACGGGTTTACGGGCAACGGACTTGCAATACTGCACCCGACGAGCTGCATATCGCTCCACAATGACGACCGCTGGGATATCAAGCTCAAGCACCCAATAGACGAGTGGGGAAAGTGGAAGAGTCTGCTCGTCGTGAATATTCTCAAGGTCGGCGGTCAGCTCTTCCGAATCAAGCGGCAGAAGCCGTACATTGACAGCAGCGGAGCCTACATCGAAGTCGAGGCGAAGCACATTACCACCGACCTCGCGGACGAATGCTGCAAGGACTCGGAGTTCGAGGGCGGCACAGCGAATGATTTTGTTGCATGGGCGAAAAGAAATGTCATGCATTGGGAGGACGAGCGCTATGCAGACCCGTATCAGTTCAACATCTCCGCCGCTTACGAGGGCACGCTACAGTCCGAGACCTACCCGCCCGCTACACTGCTTGGGCTTCTTGTGGGACTCGATAACAGCCTCCTTGCGCGGACGGGCGGCGAGCTCTACCGTGATAATTTTGATATCTCAATAAGTCCGCGAATGCAAGGTGCGAGGGATAATGCATTCTATATCCGCTACAGCCTCGATATGGTCGAGATATCGCAGGAGATAGACTACTCCGACTTCTGCACGCTGCTCTACTGCTACGACAACTGGGGCAACGTGTGGGCGGTGTCATATGCGGGGACCATTCAGTGGGCGATCCATCATCAGATAACGAAGATAGTCAAGTTCAACTATGCCGAGTATGACCCGGAACGTTTCAGCGCCGACTGTGATGCAATGAAGGCGGCGTCGTTCAAGCCGAAGGTCACGTACAAAATGAAAATGGCGGCGCTGAGGAACGACCCGAAGTATGCGGAGTTTCTCAACCTCCAGAACTATCGGTATGGCGACAGTGGAACGATATACTGCCCCGAGCTGGACATCGAGACGGTGCAGAAAATCACTGAAGTTGAGAAGGACGAGCTCACCGGCGAGATAGTGAGCATAACCCTTGGCAATCTTCAGAGCAGTATCGCGCGTCCGACGTATATGGGAAGTACGATATCGAGTGGCTATTCGGTCGATGACAAGAATGCGGCAGCGATGCAGAGGCTCCTTGTCGGAAATAATATAGCTTCGTTGCAGAAGTTCCCTATCAATAGGCTTCGCATCTATAGGATAAAAACATTGCAAGGAGGAAACTGAAAAGTGAAAATTTGATGAAACTTTTTCAATAATCAACGGTTTTTCATTGCAAAATGGCTATTTTCCGCCCCTTTATAGAGGGAATACTATACCCTCTTGAAATTTGTCTGCGGAAAGACACTCGGGAGGAGAGAAAACATTGCTATATGTTAAGGAAAAACGATATCTGAGACACGAGAACGGCCAGGAAGTCGTCCTCGCTGAATTGTCTGCGGATACGCCTGACGAGCTCCCCGAGGCTGACGCTTCGGGCGTTGTGATATGCGGCGGAGATATACTCCATCAAGGCAGTATCGCATGGGTCATCGGCACAGGTCATATCTACGGATTAAGCAGCACAGGCGAGTGGGTCGATCAGACCTTTTTCGCCGTCAATATCGCGCTCATGCAGCAGCTGTCTATCGGTAAACTGCAATGGTTCGCGATAAAAACACTTGAAGGAGGGATTAGATGAGCGTAACGTATACGACTCATTATGAATTCGGAAAGCAGGAGGATTATTCCGACTTGTTCTCGATGAAGGTCATCACAGACAACTGGGACAGTCTTGATACTATCCTCTACGCTTTTGCCACAGGCAAACAAGACAAAATCGACTCCACCCACAAGCTCGACCCTGCGCTTGTCAGCTTCTCAACGGAGCAGCAGGCAACTCTTGACTCGGGGGTGACAACTGAGGACGTCGAGCAAATAGAAACGAACAAAACTAATATTTTGTCTATATTGGACGTAAAACGCGCCTATAGAGTAGCAATATCAAGTACACCTGTCAACGGTATATATTTTGGCGTCTACAATTTTAACATAACATATAATAGCACACCCGACGTATCGCTTGCTGTTGGAGACCAAGGTCAAGGAGGAGTAACCATCGACCCGTCAAAATTCTCAAGCAATGTATATACATGGGGATTCCGTGTATATACAACGGAATCAGCCTATGCAGGATTAATTGTTACTGTCACGCTATCATAGCTAAATAAAAAAGGTAATTCGCCCGAAAGGAGGTGTAAAATGCAATACATAATAATGCTCGCAATTGTCCTCGGGCTCGCGCTCGTAGACTTCATATTCGGATTTCTCAAGGGTTACGTCAAGCACAATATCAACTCACAGAAAATGCG